CATCACAAAATCGCCTATCGCGCACCACGGCCCATCGGGGAATCGGTCCTTATCGGAGTACGCTTGCTCGCCCATATCAACAACTGCGCCCATCATAGATAGGATCATCTCTTCGTGTCTTGCGCGGTCCGATTTAATGAGCCCCGATTCATAGGTCTCATCGATGTTCGGAAGTGCAATCAGCAACCGATAGCCGACGGGCCGAGGCAGTTGCGCTTCAACTTCTTCGTCGGTTACGGCGGTTTGGGTGTCAGTCATCATCAGCTTCCATTTGATACTGCGCAAGGTCAAGGATTTCACGCTTTGCGGTCTCTAGACCTCGAATCAAGCCGCAAAGATCCCGGTACTCCGCGTAGTCTTTAGCTGCGCCGGAGGCCAACGAATCCGCAACCGCGTTTAAGTGCGCGGTGATTTTCTCTACCAGCACGTCATAGACGGTCTTAGCCATTACTTCACTCCGCTAGGGCGGGACGCTTGAAGCATCATTTTTTGCTGCTCCAAGGCTAGCTTGCGCTCATCCAGCTCGATATCTGCCCGGTCCTTGACGGCCTTGCGGTCGATATCTGCCTTCTTAACTGCAAGCTCTTGTTGCTGCATCTGCACAAGCGGATCTTGCGCTGCCTGCTGTGCCTGCTGCTGCGCGGCCTGCGTCTGGTGGATCTGCGTAAGTTGCTTGCTTGCATCAGCCACAAGTCTCGAGAGTTGCAACTCGATTTCTTCTGGCATCTCTTCGTTGGGCGCAGGCAGCGTAGCCCCGAGACGCTCTTCGATCTGCTTCCGATACATAAACCCAAGGTGCTCAGCGATGTGCGCTTGCAGTGAAGCCATGATCTGCTGCGCTGCCGGGTTCTGACCAATCGCCTGCATGATCATCGGGTCTTGCATGAACGACTGATGCGCGGTCAGATGCGCCTCGTGGTCTTGGTAGATGAACGCTTTCATGGGTTTGCCAATCAGCGCGCCCATGTTCTCCGAGATCGGATCTCGAGGCTTCTGATCTTCCGCGAGCGGAACAATTTTGTCGCCGTTCTTAATCCCCAGAACTTCGATCATCTGCCGGTGGAGATACGGCAGGTCATAGATCTGCGGCGCACTCTGAGCCATCTGGAACGCAGCTTGGTACTGCACCACCCGCTGAGCCATCGTCGTGGCGTTGGGATCGCTGACAGGGATGACTTCAACAAGAGCGTAGTCTTCACTACGCGCGCGCCTATCCACCCCCTCTGGGATGTAGTCATACGGCTCGTCAGCGTACTCAGCGATCAGTTCTTTCAGAAGCTTAAACTCTTGCTTCATCGCGAAATGCACGCGCGCTTGCACCGCAGCCATGGGCTTCAACACGCGCTCAAGGATGGCCAGAGTAGTCCCTACAGGAGCTTGTGAAGACATATCGGATACGTTCATGTCACTAATCGCACCGAGCCTGCGACCTTCGTTTGTGATCTTGTCAAGAAGTCCTGCCAAGACTTGTGACGGCTCTTTATACGGCAGGATGAAGAAGTTCTCTTTGAGCGTACCACTGGGCACGTCCACATCTCGCCACTCGCCCGGAGCAATCGGGGTGTCATCACCCTTAACTCGAAGCCCTCGCGCTTTCAAACCCCCCGGCAGGTTAGACAGCGTCCCGGCATCGACGAGCTGCCGCAGGAGCGACGTACCCGCAATGGCGTACCCACCGATGATGTGGATGAGCCCCAGCCCGTAAAACCCAAACCCGGGCACATACACGTAATGCACGAAATGATCACGCTTCACATCGGGGTTGCCCATGGGGTCGTAGTTTCTGCGGATAGAGAGCACGTTTGCAGTGCCCTTATCAATGGTCACGACATAGGGGCAAGGGAGCCCGTCTTCGTCATCGATCCCGGGCATGCAGTAATCAATGTGCATCTCGTAGATTGCGTAGCGATCGTCCGACTGCAAGGTGTAACCACCTTCTTCGGCCTTGCGCTTTTCGATGTCGGTAAAGAACGATACGGGCTCACCCAAATCAATCTCGCGGTAGAACCCTGCAGCCTGCAGCCTTTTTAGCTCCGTCTTAGTCTTTCGCATCACATGCGTGACGCGCTCAGCGAGCTGGAGATTCGACGCGCCGTAAGGAATGATCACGTCTTCTGCGGGCAGGTACATCGATACCTGTCGTTTGAGTTGCGGGTCGTAATAGACCTTTTTAAAGGCTGAGCCCGCTAAGCCAAGGGAGTACAGCATGCGCTCGTGCTCTGACCGGTACTCAACCATCCGCTCAGTCAACTGGTAATTCATATCCGCGCGCACGCGCTCCGCTGCCTTGGTTTTCACCGGCGTGACTTCGCCCAGAATCTTAGTCTTCACGGGACCCGCAGCGGGGAACGTCTCAGACATCGTCTCCGCTTGGAAGCGAATCGCAGCCTCAAGCAACACCGTGGAGAACACCCCGCATGCACCATCCCACGGCTCAGTGCGGTCCTCGTACTTGAGCCCAAGGACTTCAATACCCTTCACGTACATGTCCGCCCACTCTTTGCGAGCGGCGATGTCGGCGTCTACGAGGCCAATGAGTTCTGATGCAAGCGCGTTTAGCTCGCCTTCGTCCATCGACTCGGCAAGGTTAGCCTCAAAGGCGCCCTCAAGCGCCTCCTCGGGGCGCAGCGTAATCTCCATGCTGCCGTCGGACAGCGTCACACTGTCGGGGTTTTCAATCTCAATCTCAAGCTCGCTGCCCTCGGCTTCCGAGAGCCCCATCGGGGCCGCATAGAGCCCTTTGTCCACCAAACTCGTTGCCATGACGGCTCCTAGTAGTACGCGCCCTTACGTGGGCGTGTGTAAGGTTCAGAGTCTTCGTAGTCAGTCTGTAGTTTGAGAAGGCCGCCCTTTCGGATACGGATCAAGGCTAGTGTGCAGGCGTCCACGTCGTCATCGTGCTCGCCGTTTGGAAACGACAGCAGCTCCTCTACAACCTCCGACGCCCACCACGTCTCAGGAAACCACACCTGACCGCTGGTAAACATATCACTGATAGCGTTCACGCGGGCAATCTTGTCCTGCCCCTTGCCCGGCGTGTAGTCCTGCACAAATATCCCCGAGCGGCGCATCTCATCGATCAGCGGCTGCCCCGAGGCTTTAGCCTCCACGATGGTGGTATCCGGCGTCCACGCTTTAACCTGCTCAAGCGCCGTGCGCTTGAGCTCTGGGAACTCATACTTACCCTTAACGCGATTGAGCAAGATGACGTTATCCACGCCGTCCTCAGTCTTCCACACCCCCCACGTCTGACAGACGGAATAGTCCGAGCGCTCATTGGTCGTCAGCGCTGTGTCCCAAGCCTGCACGGTGTAGTCCACATCCGGCGGGTCTTCCTTCTCCCACCATTTGATGTGATCCCGCTTGATAATGGCAGCCTCTTGGGCCGTGGGCTCTTGCTGATACTGCGCGTTCCACTGCCACGCGGGCATTGACGCCTTGGTGCGGAGCAAGTGCTCTAGGCTCCATTGCTCAGGCCAGAGAGACTTCTGAATGGTCGAGGGGGCCTCGGGATCGTACTCAGGCGCGTCAGGATCTGCAGCGGAGTTAGTTACTTCTAAAATGGCAGGGAACTCAAAGATCTCGTACTGATCGGCATCGGGATTTAGGGTGGCGTCTTTGGTCAGCCGCCCGATCAAATCTCGCTGGTGCCAGCGGGTGTGGAGGATGGCAATTTTGCCCCCGGGCATCAGACGCGTGCGCAGGCCCGCCCGGAACCATTCGTAGACGGTGTCAAGTGAGGCGGTATTTCCTGCCTTAATGTCTTGCTCAGATAAGGGGTCATCGATGATGGCTAAATGGGCACCCCGACCGGCAAGGGCACCGCCCACACCGATGGCAAAGACTTCGCCCCCTTTGGTCGTGTTCCACTTGCCCGCCGCTTTGGCATCGGCAGCGATAGTCACCCCCGGAAAAAGCCGCTTATAGGTGTCCGATTGCATCAAATTTCGCACTTTTCGGGCCATATCCACGGCCAAATCAGACGTGTGAGAGGCCAAAATCAGTTTGTGATCGGGGTGTTTGCCGAGGTACCAAGCAGGGTAATAGATAGAAATCATCTGCGATTTGCCAAATCGCGGCGCCATGGAGACCGCAATTCGGTCTTTTTGGCCCTCTTCAATCTGCATTAGCAGGGCACCAAGGCGTTTTAGGTGCGTTCCGAACTTGTAGTCGGCGTCAACAGCAGCAATAAAGGCCAAAAAGTCGGTCTGCGCAAGAAGAATGCGCTTTCGCTGGTCAATTTCGTCAAGCAAAGCAAGCGTATCGGCCATTTCCTCGGGGGACAAGCTCCGAAGATTAGACAGCAGCCGCTGAAGGTCATTCTGGCTTGCTAGCACTGGCATCTTGAGCTTCAAGAACGTTTAGCGGGGACTCCGGCATGGCCTCGATCGTCTTCATCAGGCGCTCGCGCAGTAGCTGTTCCAGCTCTTCCGTAGGCCGATGCCGCATCGTAATTTCGGTTTTGTCCGTAAACAGCCCAACATCACTGATTTTCCCCAGCATCTCGTAGCAGCGCAGCCGCACCCGAGGGTCTGGGTTGGTGGAATCAAGGATCAGCTTATTCGTGACATACGTACGAATCTGTTTAGCCGACTGCACGACCTCCCGGTCGTATTCGTCGAGGATGGCTTTGATCTGAATGACTGTGCCGGGGGAAGACAGCAGGCGGTCGTCTGCGGTGATTGTGCCCGAGATGACTCCCCGGGCCGTGATCTTGTCCTCGTCGGTCACAAGGACTGAATCGGAGATCTCAGCAAGGCTGTTGAAGGCAGCGGTTACCCGCGCCTGAAGATCTTCAAACGTTGGCGGGTACGACGCGTAAGGGATGTCGAGGTCGACATCTGGGAATTGCATATGCACTCCTGAGAGGTACGCGCAGCGTACGGGTTTAATTGGGCTTAGTCAAGTAGTTTACTGAGTAAAGCTAGTGAAAAAATTTATGTAGTAAAAATTTTGGGGGTCTTGGTTTAGAAGAGGGGGGTGTACTAAGTAAAGTGAGGGGAGATTTAGGTGCGGGGGGATTTGGCGCTCAGCGTAAAAGCGCGTGGGTCCCATCAGCCAGCAAAGGGGTGGTCCGGGTGCGGTGGGTCGCCGCCAGCCAGTTTCTAACGATTAGAATGGGCTAGTTGACATAGTCAATTGATCGTGTAGAATCTGGGTTGTGGTATCGCATTCCGTGATACCCGCTACTTGGAGTTCATCATGTCACGTACCATTGAAACCCTTGCAAACAAACACCTTCGTTCTATCCACGTCGCACAGACTGCGGTAGAGCGCGCACAGACTGCGGTAGCAAGCAAGGTCAAGAATGCAATCATCGCGCTCATCGAAGCTTGCAAGCTTGAAGGCCTCACGGGCGAGACCATTGTCTCGGCGATTGACGGATACTTTCTCACCCCGTGCGTTGCACGTGGCGCGCTTGGCGAGTCGTCACAGCGTAATTACAAGACGAGCATTAGGTATGCTCTCACGTTGGACGTCGAGTTCGCGCCCAGTCTGTTTACAGACAAGGCGGCGCAAGACGCCTACGCGGCCAAGCGTGGCGTGGCCGGTAAAGGCCTCGCGCATGCCAAACGCAAAGCGCACAGCCCGGGCGCGTCAACGGGCGCGAAGGTGACTCAAGTCGCTGCCGATGCCCCCAGCGCGAAACCCGCGATTCAGGGTAGGCAGGTAACCCTGAGCGCTTCACCCAGCGCTGACATGTCGATGATTGCCCCTATGCTTGCAGACATCGTTGGAAACCCGGCGCGACTCGCGCTCTTCATGGACTGGTACAAGGCCACGTTTACTAAGTGATCCAACCCGCGCGCCCTTCGGGGCGCGCTTAACCCGGAGAAAATAAAATGGACTATCTTACTATCGGCAGTGCGCCTTACGACGAACCCTGCGCCCAGCTAGGGGCGCCCGACTACACGCAAACAGCACGGGCGGAGTGCAAGCGCTTTTTGGAACAAATCGGGCGCCACTATCCGGAACCCGCAAACGGGTACCTTGTGGTGAAAGGTTTTTCCCACGATTTCGGGCAATATTTTGAAGTCGTCGCGCGGTTCGATGAAGACGACGACGAAGCCGCCAGCTGGGCATATGCAATCGAAGCCGATGAAAAAGGGGTGCTAGCGCGCTGGGAATGAACCGCAGCTAGCGCCACACCAGCCCGCCGCAAGGCGGGCTTTTTTTCGTCCGCGTTTTTGGTCACAGCCCCGCGTAGCGGGGCTGGTGATAGTAGCGGGCGGTAGGTGAGTCCGTGAGCGTGTGAGCCCGCACGCGCGCGTGAGCCTGCAGGTGCATGCGAGCCCGCGAGCCCGCGAGCCCGCGCGCGATGAGCAGATTCTAATCATTAGAAGCGGCAGGTGATGAGATTTGCGCCCGGGCACGCGCGCGATGAGCAGATTCTAATCATTAGAAACCGGCAGCCCTCTGATACAACTTGACTATGTAAGGCGTTGCGCCGTTTCAAAAATTTGAGAGCCGCATCAAAAAAATGAACGTCTGAAATCGTTAATGAATTCCAGCAAAACAGGGCAAAAAGGGGTCAGAATCAATTGACTGGTGCTTAAAAAATAGGCATGTTTCAGTGTTTCAGTAAATCATAAAAAATATATAAGTACAGAAAGAGAGAGAGAGAGGGGGGCGGGGGCGCGTTTGCCCGTTTATACTCCCATTTTTTGCTGAAACAGCGAAACGCGATCCGCAAATTAACAATTTGCACGCTCCACCGCCATACGCCCCCCAATTTTGTTAACGCTCTACAAGGTTCATTTTGGCGATACAGGCCTTTGCATTTTGCAACACTGAAACGCTTTACACAGCCAAGCCCCCTTTTCCGCTCAATTCATTAACAGACCCGCTGTTACATCTTTTTGATACAGCCATTGAATTCATTAACAAAACCCGCGTTACATCTTTTTGATACAGCCTCAAAGTTCATTAACAAACTGCCTGTTTCACAGTTTTGCTACAGACCCACAAATTCATTAACAGAACCTTCCGCGCGCGGGATTTGTTAACAAACTGCGCAAACGCGCATTTCATGCTCGCCCGCGCGTGCGCTTCACGCGCAACGAAGCCCCCTGCCCTTACTACTTGACAAACTCACTTGACTGTGTCATACTTCAGTCTGGCTCGGCGATCGCCGGGCCGAACCGGCCAACCGGCAGGTTTCTAACGATTAGAAGGAGTTGCCATGTACTACGTGCCCAAGCAGTTGTTCTCGATCGATTCCAATGCCAAGACCGTCAAGGGTCAGAAGTACGGATACAAGACTGCGGTTCTCTACCTTGCCCCTGCGGGGCTTGCGTTCGACGCCCTCGGGATCGAGGGCACCATGTGTGCTATGTCAGGCGCGGCGGGCTGCGAGGGCCCCTGCCTGAACACGGCAGGGCGTGGGCAGTTTGATCAGATTCAGCAAGCCCGTATCAACAAGACCATCTATTTCCTGCTCGATCGCATTGGGTTCATGCAACACCTCGCCCATGAAATACGTGTGTTCGTCGACCGTACCCGTGCCGAGGGGTACATCCCCCTTGTGCGCCTGAACGGCACTCAAGACCATCGTTGGGAGTCCGAGCCCGTTGACCTCGGTTGCGGCACCGGTCAGTTGCTTGACGGGGTAACGTACCCGAACCTGATGACCCTTTTCCCTGATGTGCAGTTCTACGATTACACCAAGCTTGCCAACCGCAGGGATATTCCTGCCAACTATGACCTGACCTTTTCTTACTCTGGCCTGCCGGGGTTCGAGCCGTTCGTTGCCCGTGCCCTTGCCACTGGCATGCGGGTTGCCGTGGTCTTTCGGGACCGTGCTTCGATTCCTGCCAAGTTCTTGGGCCTGCCCGTCGTTGACGGTGACGATTCGGACCTGCGCCCGCTCGACCCCCCGGGGTCAATCGTTGCCCTCTATGCCAAGGGCAAGGCCAAGCGTGACGTGAGCGGGTTCGTAGTGGACGCCCACCGCCGTGTGATCCCCCTGCTCGCTGCCTGAGCCCGCCCAAGTTTCTAACCATTAGACGCCCCCACGGGGGCTAAGGAGCTGCCATGTTGCACTTGATTGATTGGAAAGCTGAGCTTGCCCGCCTTGAATTTGACAACGCCTCGGACTGCGAGGGTGCCGAGGTGGGCGGGGGTTCACCTGCCCGGGTCCACTTAGCGCTAACCGAACAGACAGATAACCGTGCCGAAGGGAGAGTTCACTTAGCGCTAACCGAACCCTGCCTAGATGATCACCTCCTGCGCATGTGCGTAGAGCGTGAGTTTGCCAACTTGATAGGAGAGTAATGATGAAAACCAAAACCAACACCCTGACCTGTGCCGCCCTTGACCTTGCCGTCGCCAAGGCATGGCAGTCCGTATCCCCCGCCGCGCACTTGCTGACGACGCATGCGAAAGGCGGCTTCCATCCCTCGACCGACTGGGCCCAAGGCGGGCCGATCATTGAGAGAGAGGGAATCAGGATTGAACCCGAGAAATATAGCGCCACCGGGTTCGCTAGTTGGCGCGCCGATATCCCCAAGGGCCCAACAAGCCTGCACGGATACAGGTGGGCATTCGGCCCCACGCCCCTCATCGCTGCCATGCGCTGCTACGTCGCCAGCAAACTCGGCGACGAAGTCGACGTGCCGGAGGAACTGAAATGAGAGACATCCTCGCCGCTGCCATTCTCGGCGTAGCCACTGCGTTCTTCACGTGGCAAATTGTCGAACACCTTGCCCGTTGATTCATCTAATCATTAGAAGGAGCATCACCATGACTTGGTCTATTTTCAAAGACAGCAGCGTGCCGTTCGAGCAGTGGCAACCCTGCCGGGTAGCTTGGTACATCGATCAGGATTCCACGGGGCACCACGCCACCCGCGTTAGGTTTCTGCACGATGGGCCTGTGCGGGTTTACTTCTGGAGGGATTGGGTCGAGTGCAGCGTAGTCAACGGGGAGTGGGCGGGCGATACCGAGGAGCGCATCCTGAGCATGACTCGTCGCCGGTATCACGGGGAGTTCATCGAAGCGTTCGTAAAAGAGAACGGCAACATACAAGTAATCATGGGTAGCTAAATGAAAACCATCGTCCACGTAAACCAGCATCACGTGCGTTCGAACGCAACCAAGGGCACCGACCTGCCGGTGCTCACCGTCAAGACCTATCGCTCCAACAAGTACGCCTACGAGGTGGATATCAAAGGCCCGAGCAAGCTCGTCTATTCCCCCGACAAACCTCTGTCCTGCGGTGCACGTGTGTGGCTCGAGACTGCGTCGGATGTTGAGGTGGTCCGATGACCCCCGAAATGCAGGAGTTCTGGAAGCTGGCCAACACTTTTTCCCTGCTCACCTGCCCCTGCCGACCGAGCCGCATCTGTGGGCAGTGCATCTTGGCGAGGCGGGTGATACGGAGCTTGAAAGCTGCCCTGTCGGGCGTAGCCGCCGATGCCCGTGAGAGGAGACGACGTGGCTAACCACCCCTACTTCAGTTTGACTAAGCAACGTCTTCGCCGAGAGATGGTCGCGGTCTGGGCGAGGACCGCCAAGCTCGAGAAGCTGTACGAGTGGGAGAGCCTGTTCCCGGGGCGCGAGCGCGAGTTAAATCCTGTCTTTAAACGGAGGTTCCGATGACGGTTATATCCCGCAGCTTCCTGCTCAAGTCCCTGCTGCCGGGGATCGAAGAGATGTTCGATCTGGCCTACGACAACAAGCTGCCCACGTCCAACCTGCGGTACAAGCGCAAGCGACTCTACGTGCCGGGGACCATCGACGGGGTGCGCACACTGAAAAGGAGATTCCGATGACGGTTAAGCTACGAAGGCCCCCCACGGGTTGGTCGATGGCACGCATGTTGGGGGTGGATGACCGCGTCCCTGAACTCGAGGAGACGCCGCTGGCTCGCCAGCTGGCGCCCATATTTGCGATTCACGACAAGCGTTCCTCGATGTACTACCCCTCGATGCACCGGCTTTCACTACGCAAGGAGATGCAGAGATGGTAACCCGGCCCCCCTTCCACCGGAGGCTTTCATGAGTCGCTGGCTGCCCATTGCCGACTGGCACGACCCGTATGCAGAAAAGCCCGCCGCCCTTCGCCGCCTCGAGCTTTTCGACGTGTACATGTCCAAGCGTAAAGCTGCGCGAACCCGCGCTGCCAAGTACAAGGTCCCAGATCTCAAACCCTTGACAAAGTCAACTGACTAAGTCATAATGACGTTTGTTGTCGCAGTCCCATCCTTTCTAACCATTAGATCTTTGGAGTTCCCCATGCTATCCGTCAGCCTCAAGCAAGCATCTAACCTCATCACCACCTGCGGTTCCACCAACACCTTCCTCTTCCTCGGCCAGCCCGGCATCGGCAAGAGCGCCCTCCTGCACATGGCGGCAGCTGCGCTGCCTGACTATCATCCTTGCTACGTAGACTGTGCCAATCTGGACCTTGGCGATCTCGGCATGCCTGTGATCGACCGCGAAGAGGGCGTCACGTCCTATGCTCCCAACGTGCGGTTCGGACTCGGGCGCTCGCAGACCAAGCCCTGCCTCATCATGCTGGACGAGCTGACCAAGCCCGCCTCCCGTGCGGTGCTGAACATGCTCCTGCCCGTGGTCCTCGAGCGTCGCATCGGTGACCGTGCGCTGCACCCTGCCTCGATTGTGTTTGCCTGTGGCAACCTGCTGACTGACGGTGTCGGCGACATGCTGCCCGGCCATGCGTGGAACCGCATGACGGTGGCGGACGCGCGCAACCCCATCAACGATGAGTGGATCGAAGACTACGCGCTGCCCATGGGGCTGGCCCCTGAAGTGATTCTCTTTGCCAAGGATACGCCCGAGGCCTTCCAGCGGTACGACGAGCTGCGTGAGAAGCAGACCAACCCCCTGATCTTCAACCCCCGCACGGGTAACGTGCGTGCCTGCTGCACGCCACGCTCACTGGCCAAAGCCAGCCCGCTGGTGGCTGCACGAGACCAGCTGGGAGATGCGCTCCTGCCTGCGCTGGCTGGGACCATCGGCGAGCCTGCGGCTCGCAAGCTCGAGGCGTCGATCGCGCTCTCGGCCAAGCTGCCCTCACTTGCGTCCATCGTGCGGGACCCGGAGAACGCCAAGCTGCCCGATGGCGTGGCGCAGTACTTCCTCATGGCGCTCAAGATGGAACACCAGACCAGCGAGAAGACGATCGATGCTTTCGCTACGTACGCCAAGCGCTGGGATTCGTTTGAGGCGAGCAACCTCTACGCCTCGCAGGTCTCGAGCCGCACCAAGAACGCAGGTCTCACGGTCAAGTCTCGTCCGTTCATGGAGCTTGCCACCAAGCACGGTCGCTACGTCTAAGGAGTCATCATGTTGATCACTGAACGAACCAGTGACGGGCGCACAGTGGTGCGCCTGCACAAGGACTGGCACCCCGGCAGGCTCGGGTCTCTGTACGTGCCACCCCGCAAGAACTATGAGGCGGCGTGCGACGCAGCCCTTCTTCAAACCGCCCTA